GGAGATGCGGCGACAATGACACCGCACCGACTTTAACAGATAATGGTTCGGGAGGTAATAACGGAACAATGACAAACTTTAGTACATTCCAAACTGATGTACCAACATAAAAAGATATGAAAAAAGTAGCAGAAACATACGCAATAATTAACATCGCAGATTTGCCAAATATTGACTTTTCACAAGTAGGCGAAACATCTAAAAACACGATTAGAAAATCTTTAGACGAATTACAGTTTGTTTTAAAGTGGAATAGCACACCAAGTTTTATAAGTGATCTAACTGTTATTCCTGTAGAAATATTAACACATACACAAGCACTTGAATTAATGGCAACTAAAGCTTGGAGTGAACCAATAGAAATAGAATAATGCGACATACAAACGTACTTGCAGTCTTATATTTTGTATCTGGATATTTTGCAGTAGGTACTTTGTTATTTGCTACACAATTACACTTACAAGCACTTGGGGGTTTTATGTTAATTTACTTAACTTATATGCTTGTAGAACAACTTGAACAATGAAAGAACAGTTACTTTTGCTGATTACTAAAACTAAACTATATTCAATGGAACTATTAACTATTGTAAGCAGCTTCTTTTTGCCTATTTACGGTATTCTTATTTTGATATTTTTTTGTATTGTATTCGATACAATTACAGGAATTTGGAAAGCCAAAAAAACGAACACACCTGTAACGAGTAGAAAACTATCAGCAATTATTTCTAAGATCTTATTGTATGAAGCAACCGTTATGCTATTTTATTTAATGGACTTTTATCTTTTAAATGACATAGTAATGACTTTCTTTAGTGTTGAGTTGCTTACTACTAAAATACTTTCTTTGGTTCTTGTTTCTGTAGAGGTCATTTCTATAAACGAAAACTACAAAGCCGTAAAAGGCATCGACTTGTGGGCTTCACTTAAAAACTTATTTGCAAGAGCAAAAGAAGTCACACAAGACTTTAAAAACATTAATGAGAAAAATAAATAAAATTATTGTTCATTGTACTGCTACACCAGAAGGAAGGCATCACGATGTAGAAGACGTTAGACGATGGCATTTAGCACGAGGGTTTAATGATATCGGCTATCACTACTTAATACATTTAGACGGCTTTATCGAAGTTGGAAGACCTATTACAAAAACAGGTGCGCATTGTGCTTATCAGAATAAAGGCAGCATCGGACTTGCCTATGTTGGTGGTATGACTAAAGATATGAAGCACCCTAAAGACACAAGAACTAAACAACAAAAAGATAGCTTAGTTAAATTAATACAAGAACTAATCTATAAATATAACAAGGATATGACGATTCACGGCCACAACGAATTTGCAAATAAAGCGTGTCCGTGTTTTGATATTAAAGAGTATGAGAATATTTAGTTTATTTTTGATTTTAACGCTTTTTTCGTGTTCGGCTAAGTATCACTATAGAAAGGCACTTAAAAAGGGCTTAGAACTCACGCAAACAAGCGACACGATAAGAATTAGCACAATAGATTCTATACCTGTAATAAAACACGATACAATAGTGTATGAGCATTTTTATACTTCAAAAGATACTGTGATTTATTATAAGAATATTGAAATACCAAAAACAAGGTTAGAAACACGAATAGAATACAAGCTAAAACGTGACACTATAAAAATGATTACAAGGGTGGAAGTTCAAAAAGCAAAAGCAGACGCTAAAATAAACAAGAAGCCGAACTATTGGGGTATGTTAATATTTGTTGCTTGTGTTTTTCTTGTAGGGTTGTTTGGGACGAAGTTGGTAAATAAATACCTATGAAACTAATAAAACACGGAAAAAACGTACACGAACTACAATTAGAACATACCAACCAAATTGCAATGTTATCCGATTTGCATTGGGATAATCCAAAATGCGACCAAGAACTTCTGAAAAAACATCTTGACTACTGCAAAGAAAATTCAATACCTGTTATGATCAATGGCGATATGTTTTGTTTAATGCAGGGTAGAGGCGATAATAGAAGAAACAAAAACGATATACGACCAGAACACAACAATGCAAGATATTTAGATTCTATTGTCGAAACGGCAGTCGATTGGTTTACACCTTATGCCGACATACTTACGGTAATTGGGTACGGCAACCACGAAACGGCAATAATTAAGTGGCAAGAAACAGACATACTCCAACGCTTTGTAGACTTGCTTAATTTAAATTGTCATTCAAACGTACAAACAGGTGGTTATGGTGGTTGGTTAATTGTTAAGATAATGAAACACAATAAAGCTTTTCCGTTTAAAATAAAATACTTTCACGGTTCAGGTGGTGGTGGTGTTGTTACTAAAGGTGCTTTGAATTTAACACGAGCTTTAGAAATGTATGAAGGTTTTGATGTGTTTACTATGGGTCACATACACGAAAATAGCTGCCGTAATGATGTTCGAGATACTTTAATTTACTTAACAAAAAACGGATATAAAGTAGAACACAAGTATTTACATAGTATGATCACAGGAACATACAAAGAAGAATACCAAGAAGGTGCTTATGGTTGGCACGTTGAAAGAGCTGCGCCAGTAAAACCCTTAGGTGGAAGAATACTTGACTTGAATATAGAACGAAAACAAAAAGACGGTCAAGACTTTAGTACAAAAATTATAGATTCACGAAGATTTATTTAAGATAATTAGTTGTTTTATAGCACGTTATAAAATAATTGTAACTTTTTTTGTTGAAAAGTAGTATAATATTGTTAATTAATAGTATATTTGTTTATACAAAATTTAACACTTATGAAAACACGAATGGAAAAATTACAAATTTTAGTAGGACTTGAAGAAGGCATACAATCTTTTAAAGACCGAATAGAACTAAAACAAGATAGTATTAATGGACAAGGCGGTATGTTCAAAGAGAACCGTGATAAATGGACAGATGAAATACATACATATAAGTTGTGTATTAAACGATTAGAGCAACGATTTAACAAAGTAAGAAAAACACTCAAATAAATAGATTATGAAAGAACACGAAAGATTAGCAGTAAAAGAAGTATTCACAATTAAAGAATACAAAATAGATAATACTAACGATTTAGGGTTATTAGAAGAAACATTTAGTTACGAAAGCAAGAAAATATATTTAAGCCATAAAGATGCTTTAGATAGAGTTGAGGTTTTGAAACATAAAGACTATGTCTTTACAATAGAAAAGATAAAAAAAGTTGCCTACATAAGACTAAAAGAAAACACTCCAGCCGGAATATGTTTAGACAACAAAGATTATTACGATAGCCAAGAACACTTACGAGGTTTTGAGTGGAATGTTTATACTAATATTGGAGAAGATTGTTGGCACTTTGACAGGAATAGAAGATTGTGTGGTTTTAGAAGCTATAAAGAAGCCGAAAAAATGATAACAGAAATGGGCTACGCAGTACATAGTCAAGATTTCTCAACTGAATTATTAAGAAGTATTAATGATTATGAGCCAAACACGGAGAGTTATAACCAACACTTAAATAAATAGATTATGAAAACAATTACATTATATAAAGAACAAATATCAAAAGAATTTTCTGTTGATTTGTTACAAAGAGAATACAAAAAGTATTTAGATAGTAAACCAAAAAAATGGTTTACAGATAATCCCGGGAACTCAAATAGTCATTGGCATTTTTTATTTGATGAAACAGAAAGAACAATGTTTACAGATTATGATTATCATGATCTAAAAAACTTTGAATATTATGCTTACATAACATACATTCCATTTGTTGCAAGAATGAAAGAATTGAATTTGTATTACAATAAAGATTACTATAATCGTGCATTAGAAATTTTAAATAAATAGATTATGAACAATCAAGAAAGAAAAGAAGCAAAAAGAGAATTACTTACAGGGTTCGTGTTTTTGTGGACGGTATGGATAGGTTACTATTTAGTGATGAAAATTATAACGGTATGAACTACGAAATACAAATAGATCATAAAGACGATGAGGTTGTAAGCTTTACAATTAACGATACACCGTGTCAAGTAGAAATAGAAGTAGAGATAGGTTCTGAACAATATCCAGTTAGCTACAATAGCTGTACAGGTGATATAACGTACGCAGAAAGCGACACTATTTACTATCACGTTAAGTGCGATACTTTGCTTTGTGCTGGTTTAATATATTACAACGATCAAGATATATGTACAGCTTTAGAACAACAACTAAATATAGTTTGAAAGACATACGAATTACATATACATCGCATAAAATTGGCAATAGCAAAAGCACAAAACGTAAAGTTTTAAGCTTACATAGTGGTGTTTTAGGTCATAAAGACGAACCATATTACAACACAGAAGCCGAAATGTTATCTTGTGCAATTTACAACTACGAAACTTTAAGTAAAGACGAAAAAATAATATATAACAAAACAAAAACAAAATGAGTATTAATAACCAAATTTTCGACTATTATCGAAAACAACAACAGAAGATACAAGAAGCAAAACAGCTACTAGAAGAAAACGGTTTTACCGTAAAGAAAAAAGACATAGCACAAGAAATTCAACGCTTAAAAAGTCAGCTAACAGGTTTTATGGACAAAGACATACAAACCAATAAAGACATTTACAGGTTGCAACGAATGTTAAAAGCTGAAGACAAATGATGACAATGGAAGCACTTAAATTAGAGTTTTGGGATAGTTTCAACGAGGAACTATACTGCAATTACTTGATACAAAAAGACGAAAGAATGAACACTTATAAAATACTATACAAATACTACAAAGGAAGCGACACAAGCGCAGAAATGTGCCACGCAATTAAATACGTTAAAGCAGACGATAGGCAAGAAGCAATTAAAGCTTTTGGTTTATGGGAAAAGTTGATCGTAAGCATAGAAAAAGTATGAATAAATTTTTTGAATATATTTACACGCTTATAATCAGTTGGCTTTATGGAAGACTTAATTAAAAAGGTGCAATATCACATACAAAAAGACGGACTAAAATCTAAGTGTAGAAAGCCATACTATATCCACCGAAGAATGTACTTGTTTAATCTTTTAAGAAACGCTGGTGTAACTTATAACCGTATAGCGGAATTATTCGATTTAAACCACGCTACAATTATTCACGGTATAAAACGATATAAGAACCTTAAACAGACGGCAGATGCGTTTTTATTGCTTGACATAGCCGACTACGATAACAAGTTTAAACTACATAAACACGAATACAATTTGAAACGTGATATTCTAAAAGCTACTACAATAAGAGATTTAAAAATTATAAAAGGAAGAACAGAAAAACAATTATATAAAGAATTAATTTAAACAAAAATAATATGAATGAAATACAAAAATTAGAATCGTTTGAATATGAACTAGCAATTGCACAGACAGTTGAAGAAGTAAAACTATTACATAGTGCAGCAGAGGCAATGGCTAAATTTGCTAAAGCTAATAAAGCAGCTACTGAAGCACAAAACAAAATCGGTAGATTTATAGTCAAAGCTGCAGCTAAATTAGGTGAGGTATTAGACGAAAAATACCCAAACGGTGGTGATAAAAAAAGTCAAGAAGCTAAAATCAGACTTCAACAATTGAAGGTTGATCCTATGCCAGTGAATGTACACGAAAGCAGTAATTCAAGACTAATTAACAGACAAGACGATTTGGCAGAGAAAGTAATGGAAGAAATAGAAGACAGGGGCGAGGTTATTACGGTGAATAAGGTACAAAAAGAAATTCGTAAAAAACTAAAAAACGAAATCATTATAGAACCTATGTACGATGAGAATATAAAGACTGAATGTAAATGCCCAAAATGTGGTTATGAGTGGTAAACCGACAGTAATATCAACTTTTGCAGGTTGTGGCGGTTCTTCTTTAGGTTATAAAATGGCGGGCTATAAAGAACTTCTGGCCATAGAATGGGAAACAAACGCTGTAGAAACTTTTAAATTGAACTTTCCTACAGTACCAGTATGGCAGCGTGACATTAGCACAGTAACAGGAAAAGAAATATTAGAGTTTACTAATCTAAAAAAAGGAGAACTTGACATATTTGATGGATCGCCGCCTTGTCAAGGTTTTAGTGCTGCGAAAGGTAAAAGAAATGTTAACGATGACAGGAATGATTTATCTTACGAATACATACGATTGATAAACGAATTACAACCTAAAGTTTTTGTTATGGAAAATGTCGCTGGTATGGTAAGAGGTAAAATGAAAGGTAAGTTTATTGAAATTATGAAAGAATTGAAAAAAACAGGTTATGACGTGAAATGCACCTTAATGAATAGTCAATATTATGAGGTGCCGCAAATGCGTCAAAGACTTATTTGGATAGGCGTCAAACAAGGCCAGGCAAGTTTTCCTAAACCAAATTCAAACATCATAAGCGTTAAAGATGTTTTGCCAGAAATAATTGAACAGAATAGAGGGCAATTTGACAAGACTTGGATCACAGCTAATAAACCTTGTTACACAGTTACTAAAACAGCATCTTTAATATTTAAAGAAAAAAACGGAACAGAACGAAAACCAACTATTGACGAATTAAAAAAAGTTAGTACGTTTCCTCAAAACTTTATTTTTCAAGGTAGTTTTTACGAACAATGGGCACGAATAGGCAATGCAGTTATGCCGCGATTTATGTACCATATTGCAAAACACATTAAAGAAAATATATTATGAATTACAATATAAAAACCGAATTACTAATTAGAAAAAAATTAGAAACTATTACACCATACAATATAGAATTTAATCAAAACTATAAAGATAAATTTGGATATGATTTAAAGTGTTATAAACACATAGAAACTTCAGATCAGGTTGGATATAAAAAAAAATTTATGTGTTATATAGAGGTTGAATACGGCAAGACTTGGATAGAAAAAGAAATACCCAAAAATTGGGAAATTAGTTTTTTACAAAGAAAAATTAAAAAATTTAATTATAATACAAAAAGCTATGAAAATGAACTCAAAGAAAATGGTCATAGAACAATCTATTTAAAAACCAATACAGAACTTACAAATTGTTACTTTAATAAAATTGATTTTATTTTTCGTAATGGTAAAAACAGCCGCCGTAATAAACA